TGCTTGCTACTTTGATTGATGTGAAGCGTTCATACTTAAAGCTTGAAGTAGAAGATCAAACCATACTTCGTATGCGTTACCACGAAGGACTTACCTTGCAACAGGTGGCAGGCTTACTAGAGTGTGCAGTATCTACCGCAGATCGTAGATGTACCAGCGCATTACGCAAGGTGCAGAACGGCTTGGGTGGTGACAACCCGTGGCAATGAAAGAGATTGATCTATTCTTGTTCTTACTAGATACCAAGTACCCAGACTTACAGAAGTCAGAGGGCATCTATGACTCATTCGATTGCATCAGTCGTGACTCGGCTGCATACATAGAGCTGAAGTGTCGCAACACTCACTATCCCACGCTACTGATTGAAGAGATGAAGTATCGTAAGCTGATAACGCAGGCAGCAGAACGAGATCTTACCCCGTTCTACATTAACTCGACCCCAGAAGGGGTCTTTTCTTTTGACCTGATGGAAGTGCCAGAGCCTGAATGGTTTAGTCATTGGATGCCAGCGACAACTGAGTTCTCACGTTCTAATAAAGTCAGTAAGTTAGTAGGTTATCTACCAATCGAAGAGGCGGTAAAGCTCTGATGCAGTACGACTATCGTTGCCCTGATTGCAATGGGGAAATAACTATTGAGCGCAGTATCCACGAGGATCCACGTGAACCATCCTGCTTTGATTGCCACGTGACTATGATCCGTAAGTGGGATACACCTGCTATTACCTTCAAGGGTAAAGGCTTTTATTCTACCGACAAGTAGAAACCCCACCAGTTCCCGTTACTGATGGGGTTTTATTGTACTGAGGAAAGGGTTAGGAAACCTCAGCCACATCTACTATGTTTTGTATGATCCACTCTACCACAGGTACTGCAACTGCATTACCTATCTGTCGGTATCTTGTTGAGTCAGCAACTCCTTGTGTCCAATCATCAGGAAAACCCTGCAATCTTTCACACTCTATTGGGGTAAGTCTACGTACTGGTACTTGATCCTTAATAACATAAGGAACTCGTGCGCCACCTGTTCCCCAGTAGGTAGCAACTGTTGGAGAATACTTATCATACAAGCGAGTATCATCTACTCGTGTAGCCTCAAAGATTAGAACAGTAGCTCTTACCTCTGCGGTGTTATCAAAAGCGTTCAACGTTGGACACACTCCGCCCTCAACCCAGGTCTCGTGATCTTCATTCGTCTGTGCTCTCCGCCCCTTGACGTACCACATTCTCAAACACTTCCTGTAACGGATCGGGCAATCGTTTCCCGTTCCGATTGGAACGTTGGAGTACTCCCTCTGCGGCCTTGACTGTTAAATAGTATTTCTGCTGGACTGGTTGAGTTTGCACCACGTCTGCCAACGATGAAGACACGCTTCCTTCGCTGGGGTACTCCGAAGTATTGAGCATCAAGCACCCGCCAGCCGAGAGAATACCCGAGGTCGGCCATCGTCCCGATGACGACTCCAAAATCTTTTCCGTTGTTACTAGATAGCAAACCAGGGACGTTTTCGATGATGAAGTATTCTGTTTGCGTTTCTTCCACAAGTCTTGCAATCTCCCAGAATAACCCGCTTCGTTGGCCAACAAGACCAGCCCTTTTGCCAGCAACGCTGAGGTCTTGGCAGGGAAATCCTCCTGTAATAATTCCTGTGCTTGGTGTAAATCCTGCATTGATTAAATCCTCCCCCTTCACTTCTGTAACATCTGTAAATTGTTTTACATCAGGAAAGTGCTGAGCCAATACCTGATTGCACTTCTTGTCTATCTCAACTGAGGCTACTACCTTTACTCCCTGTCGCTGCATAGCAAGATCAAAGCCACCAATACCTGCGAACAAACTAACTCCCGTCAGCATTAGTACCAGCCTCGTCTATCTGAATGCCCAAGAGCGCGACACGCACTCCCTCCGTAGCGGTGACTAAGGTATCGTAAGCCGTGAAGGATTTGTAATTCAGGCTCTCCACTACGCTCTCTAAGGAGTTGAGCAATTCCGAAAGCTGAGCTAATTGGTTTGCCCGAAGCGTCTCTTGGGCGAGCAAGGTGGTCGAACCTGGACTCACGGGTCCATAGGGTGACGAGGCATTGGATCTGGTTGTTGTTGTAACCGAGTGCTCGTGCGAAACTAATTGCAAGTGCCTTGTTCTCACCCTTCTCCTCCATTGTCGCTTTGGTTCTTTCCTTCATTACTGGTGTATGCGAAACTGTTTGCGCCGTTGGCTCGTGTGTGAATACCCACGCCAAGATTAGTATTGCCGTCAATACCAATCCACTTTTTGCCTTGTAACTCATCTTGTTTCTTCTCCATTTCAAGCAACTGCTTATAGGTGTCAGGGTATAGATGAGCAAGGCGTACTAGCGCACGATCTCTCGCCCTTCTGTAATTGCGATCACGGATAGCTTTGCGAGCAGCCGTCTCCAATCTCCTTTGGGTATCATCAACCATTGAGTTTGTCCTCCCAAACAATCAGGACATAGGCTACCAGCATTACTACAATCACTCCTAATACAAGACTCATACCCGTAACCCTTCCTTAAACGCCTCTAGAATTATGTCTGTTATGTCTATGCTCTGCCCTACCAAGTGAGCGTCCTCCTCATCAGAGTCCCACGCAGAGACCAGCAAGCGAGCCTCGTCACGTAGGTTAAGGCGTAGCCATTTGATAGCTTCGAGGCTATCTGCACCGCCCCAAATCCCCCTTCCCTGCTTGTCTACTACCTCGTAGAGCAGGATCAGGTCAGACTTTGGTGGGTGTATGGTGTAGATGTTGATGTCCTCTGGACTCTTTGGGTAGTGCGCCTTAGTAATAAATTGTTTACTCATCACCCTTCTCCTCTGCTATCTCTTTAGCTGCATCATTAACTGTTTTCTCAGGTAGTTCCGAGGACAAGGTGATCTTAGATAGAGCTTCGCCTAACGCCGTTCTCCAATTCGTACCTTCTCCTTCTCCTAGTGGTGTTGGTTCTCCTCCGCTAAAGTCAAAGAGTTCTACCTTGTTCCACTTCTTGCCTACTACTACTACTACTGTAAATACGTGCGTTGTTGTTTCCTCAGACATTTGTTATTCCTATTCTGTGTAGTGTTTTAATCATACGATCAATGTTCTTAATCGCCTCACCCGTCTCCCCAGCTTCTAATTGGTTGAGTGCGATCTTGTTGAGCAACTGTACCTTAGTTAAAAGGTAATCCATAGGAGGCTCACCCATACGCAAGGCAGACCTCTCCTTTTCTGCACAACTGGGGCAACAATAACTCATCACTCTTCCCCTTTCGGACAGTCTGCGTAGGGGTTCTCCTGTCCCTCGTTGTCCTCACAAGAACAGAAACTAAAGCGTTCTACCTGTGTGGCGTGAGTTAGCTCTGCCAACTCTGACCAACTAATTGACTCATCAAACCCTGTTCCATCATCACCATTTTCCTGGCGATCTTCTACCCACTCTTTTAGATTACTCATCACCCTCTCCCTCTGTTGGTAGTACGCGACCCTTAAAGTCGCTGCTGATTATCTTGATTACGTCCTCGCCAGTAGATAGTTTCTCCCAATCCCACCAACGCGGATCTCCGTCGTATGTCTCTATCTCTAGTGTTACCAGGTATCTATCTTTCATTTTGCTACTTCCTTTATCCTTTTAATGAACTCTAAGTAAGTCTCTTTTACATAGTACTCGCAACTTTTTTTGTGCTGGTCATACCTGTATTGGTCACAATTTACACAGTTATTGTTGATGTCGTAGCTCATACCGCTATCTCCTCGTCTACCTCTACCAATAGCACGTCCCTATCTCTTGTCTCTCCCTCGCCATTGTCTAGTATCTCTCGCGCTATCTCTTCACTCTCTGCTATTACCGCGTAAGTAATCTGCACGTTAAATAAGTATCTCTTCATTTACTTTCCCTCTCCCTTGTGTGTGCAACAGGTATCGCAATTACCGCAATCCCCGCAGCGGTTATCTCTGCTTGATAGGTCATAAGAGGCAGCGCACTTATCGCACTCTCCCTCTTTCCCGTCTCTGTATTTAACGATAGTGTTAAGCGTGGTATGGATAGGGCAAGAGCAGTTCTCGCCCCCCATAGCCTCATCAAACTCTAAGTGAGAATAGTTATCCTCATAGATCTCATTGATTAGCTGCTCTAGTGTGTCCATTACTTAGCCTCTCCCTCTAGTAATGCAATCGCTAGGTTTATAGCCTCCGTAGCCCTCGCCCTCTCCTGGGCAATGGTGTCCTTGCTAAAGCGTGGCGCGGTGTTAGCATCAAAAGACTTTTTAATGAGGTCTAAATAGTTTATTGCCTCTTTAGTATTCATTACTTAGCCTCCTCCGCTAGTGCGATCTTAAATTGAGCCTTAGCCTGTGCCAATGTATAGCCATAGTAGGTGCGTGTAAATAGATACTCACCATTTCCGTCTGCGACGAACTCAGAGAGCACATACGCCCCGTTATGTCTTACCTTTTCTACTGTCATTTCTCACCCTTTCCCTCTGCGCTAACTTTTAGCTGCAGACCACCACCCACCGCCCGACTATCGGCGGGTGATAGTTCGCCTCTAGAGTTCGACACACTCCGACATTGATCCCCAACACCAACCAAAAAGCTCCGCTTTTGGTGAGTCAATCCCTACCCACCAGAGGCAAGCAGAGACCAGAACCAGACCCCAAACCGCCAGAACCGAGACGATCCCGAGGACAAACCAACCGCGAGGCGTGACGTTTTGCATTTAGTTCGCCACCTTTCGCCCTAGTTCGACCAATGTCTCAACCAAAAGAACGGCTTTCTGGTCGTGTCCTCCTATGTGGTACGAATACGCCTCGTGATCGGTAGGCGTTCCCTCCTCGTATCTTTTCCAATCGTAGACAGTTGCCACAGTTCCCCCGAGGCGTATGCCCCACTCAATCGTTACCTTGTCGCCTCCCTCGTATTGGATCGGTTCGCCCAAAACGGCGGTGAGTTCGGCGCGGGTGGCAACGATCTCCCCGCGTAGGCTTGTTCCGTCTATTTCCTCTGTTCGCTTTAACATCTGTAACCCTTTCTCTATCTGATCTCATCAGGCGGTGACTCACACCGCGACCCCTTGCGGGGTTTCGATCTTTAGACAGGCAACGCCTTTAGGTCGTTGGCGGTCAGGGTTTGTCTAATTCCCTCGGCTCTTGCCTCTGGTGTGCTCTCTGTATTGCCCCACTCTGCATAGAGTTCGCCCTCACAATCGGCGGAGCAGTACATCTGAAAACCCTCGGCGTTGGCGTAGATATACGACTCCTCGCCCGTTCTGACATAAACGCACATAGTGAAACCGCCCGTTTGGTGAACATCTGCGGGAATTCCGATTTTGTTAAGTGCCTCGGCTATTGCGCTTGTTCCTTGTTCCTCAGATGCCTGAGATGTTTGGCATTGGTAGCAACCGCGACCATTTACGAGATGAGGGTGTGAAACGAAATCGGGACAGGTTGCTGGAATTGTCATTTCTTGCCCCCGATCTCGTTCATACAATCGGCACAGGTTTCGCCCCAAGGGAGAACCACACGCGCATTTTGTAAATCTTTTATTTCGTTTGCACAGAGTTGGCATTTCATTAGTTCGACTCCTTAAACATCTCGGATTTTTTTCCGTAAGTGCCTGAGTAATAAACATCTATTCCTTGCTCGTCGCGGAGTTCCCACAATGTATTTGTGTTTGTGTATGCGCGTTTCACTAATTCATTAAGTGCGCTATGCAAAAATTGCATTTCGTAGCCATACTCAAAAGGCATAACAAATGCTATTTTTCCATTTACCCAAACACGATTGGAAAAATAGGTGTTTCCGTTGATCTTGTCGAACCATAAACGCCCCTCAACAAATAAAGAACGGATTTCTTTTGGACAGATTGGGCAACCATTGAGGTCGAACATTTTTATTTCGTTTTCGTCCTCTGTTCTAAAGCTGCAATTTAGGCAACCAATAACGAGAGGCATTTTCTTTTGTTCTAACATTTTTACCCTTTCGCGGATCGGGTCGGGTTGATCCACTAGGAAAAGAGTACAGGAAAAACGGGTGAGCCTCCCCCATTTGGCAAGGATCTTTTGACCTTTTTTGAGTGGGTTTCGGGGTCGGTTGGCGTTGCCGTTGCCTCAGCTGCGGGAGTCGCCAACAGACCGAGCCGAGCGCGAGAGGGCGAGAGTTCGACCAATTCGGGGAGGTTTTCGGGTGGGTAAGTGCCACCGATTGGGGGCGATTGGGTCGGTCATTGGGTCACCAGAGGCAAGGAGATCGGGGCGAGATCGGCGACCAGATCGGGGCGAGGTGATCGGTTCGCCTCGGGTTCGTCGGTGGGTTGGGTCGTTGGTTCGGGGTGGTTGGTTGGTCGTTGGAGAGGTTTTTAATTCGTTGGTCTCTGTTGGTTATGGGGGCGCGACCTCGCCAGAGGTAGAGCCGACCCGTCGGCATCTCCTAGCCGTACGGTACGGGGAAAGCAGACGGCACAAACGGCAAACGGCTCGCGGTTGCGGTGAGCAGACCCTACGGTGTTAAGTTTAGTGCGTGTGTATAGTATGTACCCACTACAGATATATTTCCTAAAGTGAACCAGATCACTTATTAATGTCCTATTTTGTACCGTATTTATAGTGACGTTAGTCACATTCTGTAAATACTTTATACCATAGGCAGGAAATGAAGTTTTTTTCCTGCCTTATATACAGTAGGGGCGGTAATTGTGATAGCCCCGTAACTACTCGCTACGTTGACACTACGCGAGTCCCTAGGACGAGCACCAACTTACCCCTCGCTTCGCTGTGGCTCGCTCGGGAGTTTACCGTATCCGTGGTTGTGCAGAGCACAACTTTTAATCGGGTGTAGTCTATCTATAACCCAATGAGATACTGGAGACCCAATGGCTGAGAACTCAGCAGATATAGCAAAGCGAATCATCTTAGGATGTGTAGCTGAGGGTATGACCATTGAACAAGCCTGCCTATCGGCTGGCAAGTCTATGAAGACATACGAGTACTACCGACGTACCGACAAGATCTTTACAGACAAAGTAGATAGAACCCGCTTAGGACTAAAGGACAAATCCTTCGCCGCAGGCGATGTCCACGACATCTCATTTGCAGAGTTCCGCCAACGCTTCCTTAATTCTAAGACCTTCCCCCACCAGCAAAACCTTGTCGATATGATCGAAGGTAAAGAACCTTCCTGGCTACACCCTTCGATGAAGTTTGAACAGGGTCTGGCCAATAACCGTATCCTTATTAACATCCCGCCAAACCACGCCAAGTCCATCACAATCACGGTGGACTACGTAACCTGGCAGGTTGCCCGTAATCCTAACTTTAGAGTGCTGATCGTTTCCCAGACCCAGCAACTTGCCGCCGATTTTCTCTACGCCATCAAGCAGCGTTTGACTCACCCAATGTATGAGAACCTTCAAAATGCTTATGCTGCTGGCGTAGGGTTTAACTCTAAGTCTGCCTCGTGGCAGGCTACCCGTATCACCTTTGGTGACGAGCTACGTGAGTCTAGCGAGAAGGACCCGAATATCGAAGCCGTGGGTATCGGCGGTCAGATTTACGGTAAACGTGCCGATATGATTATCGTAGACGATGCGGTAACTCTCAAGAACGCCAATGAGTTTGAACGCCAGATCAAGTGGTTGACACAGGACGTACGTTCTCGTCTGAACCCTACTGGTAAACTTATTATCATTGGTACCCGCGTTGCTGCAGTTGACCTATATCGTGAACTGCGTAACCCAGACAGATATCCAGGTGGTCAAGTCCCTTGGAAGTATCTAGCGATGCCAGCGTTGCTGACAACGGACGAAGACCCTGACAAGTGGGAGACTCTCTGGCCAGCATCCGATGCTCCCTTTGATGGGCAAGAAGAATCAGATCTTAATGAGGACGGCCTTTATCCTAGATGGAATGGTCGTAACCTTTACAACGAACGTCAAGCTATGGATGCTTCTACTTGGGCATTGGTTTACCAGCAACAAGACATCTCAGATGATGCCATCTTTGATCCAGCGTGTGTAAGAGGTTCTATTGATGGTATGCGCAAAGCAGGTCGCTTGGTTCCTGGTAACCCAGGCCATCCTCGCGATGTTAACGGCTTTAGTTTTATTTGTGGTCTTGATCCCGCTATGGTTGGTGATACAGCCGCCATTTGCTACGCTATTGATCGGGTTACTCACAAACGCTATATCGTTGATGCTATTAAGATTACTCGCCCAACGCCTGCTCAAATCCGTCAGCTAATCTTTGACTGGACTTCACTCTATAGTCCTAGTGAATGGATCGTGGAGAAAAATGCTTTCCAATCATTCCTTACGCAAGATGAGGGAATCCGCGCAAACTTGGCCTCTAGAGGAGTGCTACTGCGGGAACACCATACTGGAAACAACAAGTGGGATTCAGGCTTCGGTGTTGCATCAATGTCAACTTTGTTCGGCACCAAGCAACACGACGGTAAGCACCACAGAGACAACCTTATTCACTTACCTTCTGACCAAACTGAAAACATTAAGGCGCTCATTGAGCAACTAATTACTTGGTCCCCAACGACCAAGGGTAAAACGGATATGGTAATGGCGTTATGGTTCTGTGAAATCCGCGCCCGTGAAATGCTTAACCAAGGTATCCACGCTACGCACCATATGAAAAACCCCTTCCTGTCTCGTTACGAACAGGGCAAGCGAATGGTCGTCAATATTGACGAACTGCTCGCAGAAAAAGAACGCACATTCATCTAAGGAGAAATCTTGTTATCAACTAAAGAGGTCGCAGCGAAGGTAGCACGGCTACAAACACGCTACGCCGCACGTGACCAGAGAATGCGCGATGTGCTCTCTGTACGTCAAGGTGATATCTCTAAGGTATACCCTGCGATGTTTTCAGAAGAATACCCAAAGCCTTTAGTTGCTAACTTCGTAGATGTAGCAGCACGTGACTTAGCAGAGGTAATGTCGCCTCTACCATCCTTCAACTGCGCTGCTACCAATATGGTTTCAGACTCAGCACGTAAAGCTGCAGATACTCGTACCCGTATTGCTAACTACTACGTCTCATCTTCTGATCTTCAGATTCAAATGTACACAGGTGCTGACTGGTTCAACACCTACGGTATGCTTCCAGCGATTGTTGAGATGGACTATGAAACCAATAATCCGAGAATACGTCTGCTTAATCCTTTTGGTACTTATCCTGAAATTGATAGATTTGGTCGTACCCTCTCAATCTCGCAGATAATTGCAACAGATGCTGAATCA